TTATCTTTATTCGTAGAGCATCCGCTCCACAGGAACATATTGTGTATCAATCAACATACTGACTTATATAATAAGTGTATGTTGGTTAATTCTGATAAAAAGTGTTCATCTTTGTGCTAGCAAACCATACATTCCAATCATCAATAAGTAATTTACATCACTTATGTATCATGTAATTTACAATGTAGTTACCAAACAATCCCCTCATTTATCAGAAGTTAAAAAGTTACATCGGGTAAACACCCGACACTCCATAACTCAACTGGATGTGAGTATTATAACAAACAAAAAATTGTTTGTAAACATCAAAAATTTTCTTTTATTAGTCGTATTTTTCCTTCTTCACGTATTCTTCCATGAGCTCAATTGCCTGCACAATATCATAATGAGCATTTGTCAGCCAATCCTTTCCAAGATAATTTTCACCTTTAAAAAATTCGTCCTTTTTTGTAAAATCAATAACTTTATCCAACAACTGATTTACATTTTTCAGCTGTTCTATAAAATTTCCAACTTTTGTTTTGTTACTAATCATAATTATCCCCTCAATTTCTTCAATTTTTCGTCCAAAACATCAATTTCCTTTTTTTGCTCAAAACATTCTTCATCCGAAAAATTCTCTTTATCATGAATCATAGAATTATAGTTTAACAATAATCTATTTATCTCGGCAACCAATTTTAATATTTTTTCTTGTTTTGTCATAGTATCTTACCCTTTCCCTAATTTATCATCCAATGATATGTAAAATCCATTAGCTATTAAAAAACACCCATAGCCATATGAGGGTTAATCATCCATAACTCATATATGCCTAGTAAAATAGAAAATACACATCCAACCTGTATCCACATATTCTTTTTCATATTTTAATCCGTATAAATCCTATAATACGCATCTTCTTCAGTGTACTCACCAAAATCGGGGTCACTGACAGGGAATTTGCCTTGTATCTGTCCACACGCCAAACAATACTCAAATTCAATGTAGTCGTTGTCATCACTTATGCCAACACTATCAAGTACATATCCTTCATATTGTTTTCCTTTATAATCAGCGCTGAAACAATCTGATGTTTTACCGCTTATATTCAAAATCCTATCACTACCACACTTAAAACATTTTCTCATATTTATATTCTCCCTATTATATTCTTCACCCTAACGGTTTTCTCCGTTCCATAATAATCAATTATAACACATTTTTGTGTTGTTCTCAACACCTTATGTATCGTGACTCTACCAGAAAGACTTATACGAATTTTTATATTCAATTTTGAATAGTCTCTATTGGAGGTTAATTTCAATTCTTGAATATTTCTAACCCTAACAAGCCCTTTTTCAATCTTATATTCTTTCCACTTAGTTATTGCCGTAGCACTTGTTATCTGACCTATTATTATCTTTGAAAAATAACTCTGTATTACATCATAGTCCCTAAGTGTTATGTTTGTAAACATCCTTTTATCTAAAACATATAATGTATATTTCTTATATCCATGATATTTACCCTGTCGTATAGGTGTTATCTCAACAATAACACCTTTACAACCAGCAAATACACCATGAATAATATTTACACCCTCACCAACATTTAACAGAAGATTGTTTCGTCTTGTAAATGGTGTCCTAACATTCTCCCAAATATGAATGGGTCTAATCTCATCATCGTTAGCCGTAGGTTTGATAAACCCCCAATTTATAGCCAACCGCCTCAATGAACGTATGTCACCCTTGACAGCATTAACTTGCTGAGAACGAACAACCGCCTCCTTCATTTCTGGATGAAGGTCTGGATGTACCATTCTTATCAAATCTCTATATATTGTAGATGGTGCAAATGTCATGTTATTATCCTTTCAATCGTTCTAAAATATCCAATTTCAAGTCTATATCACCCTTCTCCCCAAATTTCCACTGGTTAATCCATTGGTCAATCAGCTCATCACAGCCATAAACACCCGCGGCTTCCATTCGGCGAACAATTTCACCCCGAAAATCAATACCTTGAAATCGGTCAAATAATATCTGTTCCCGAAATCTCTTAATCAACAATTTATCATTTAATCCGTTAAATAAGAAACTCATATTATACATTCACCTTCTTTTTATTATCTTGTGTAAAATCAATTTCTTGTTCTTGTTCAATTTGTTCAATAACTTGTTTTATAAATCTCACTTCCATCGTATGTTTGTATGCAACTGTAAAAAATCCAGCCACAACACACAACATAAGAACAATCCAACATATTGTATTCATTATATCAAATATTTTTTTCATTTTTATTATCCTCACTTTCCACATTTTCTATATAAAATGGGTCATCATCCCATATTCTTTCAAACTCATATCCACCCTTCTTTATCTCGGTATTCAAGAATTTTCCCTGTGATTCAGCAATAAGAAATTTATCATATTTTTCAATCTCAACATTCTTGTATCGGTAAAACCCACCGTTCTTGAATAATACATACAAGGTATTTTCATCATAGCCAACCTTGTCTATATTTGAACTTTCCACTTTTATCAAATTTATTTTCTTTATCATATTATCTCCTATAAAAAATGGTGGATAGGGTGAGCGTAGGAAACCTAGTCATCTACCCATCCACCACCAAAAAATTTTAACTTCTCGTCTAACCCAGCCATCCCATCTTTATCGTCCCATCCTTCATTGTTAGACATCCCAAGACGCCACCTAAACAGTGGTTTATTTTTTAATGTAAATAGAATCCTTTTCTTAGGTTACGACCCAGTTAGTTCTGGTGCCCACGTAGATTCCCTGTTTCCTGCCCGATATTTACATTTTTATTTCTTATTTATGATACATAATAACACAAAAACACCGATTTGTCAAGTTTTATATGGTATATCTCAAATCCGACCAATCAATTAAATATTCACATCCGTATTTGTGCATTTTTGCCTTTAAATCAACAACATCTTTACGTATTTTCATATACTCTTCTAACCACTCATCAAGATGTTCCTTACCATCAGCATACGTCTTATAGAGGTCTAGCAAACCGTACAAACGAGCATTCTCTTTTCTGACATATTCCATCCGTAACGTCTTATCTTTACGATTTTCACATAGTCTCACAGACATGTTTTTATTGCCCCGACCTATATACAATTCAATACCATAATATGTATTCCGTATATACAACGTAAAATCTTCTGGAATATACAGTCTCAACCGTGTTATCAATCTTTTCGTAACCTGTTTGCCTTCCCATGTAGAAAGAGCTGGGTCAAGAAGATTTATCATATAGGCCTCAGCTTGTGCATTGTCCATATATTCCTTAATTTTGTTTTCCATCTTTTTTCGTATATCTTCTTTTCTTATATCTAAGGTCATTTTACACCCACCTTTCATTTTTTTCAGCATATACTATTTCTGACCGAATGTCAAGTAAAAACTTGCCTTCTGCAACCCTTTACTGGCAGGAACTCGCCGAGGATGTAGGGTGTTATTGAAGTTTTGGGGTTTCGGACACATATATAAAGGAGACGCGCGCATATAAGCATTATTTTTCATTTATCCACTTGACGAACAATGGAACGTATGATATTATAAAGAAAATTATGAAAGTGAGAGATTTATGATATACATAGATGATATTATTGAAGAATTAGAACGTAAAAAAGAACAAATTGAAAATAAAATAAAGGAAGAGATGAATACCATTATGATATACAGACTTACTGGATATCTTCAGGGTATTGATTTTGCCCTTAAATTGGTTAATGAAGCAGACGAAGAGAATGAAAAAGCAAATATAAAATAATTTAAAACAAGTGGTGATTTTATGACAAAACAAGAAATGTTGAAAAATATTATGACAGATGCTGTTGAGGGTTGTTACACAGAAAGTTGGGCTGATATAAAAAACGTCAAGAGAGATAATGAAGATAATGTAATTTCATTTGATGTGAAAGATTTTGAAGATGCCGAAGGCTCTTGGTACACTATCAACGAAAAAAATCTTGCCGAAGCAATAGAAAAAATAAGAAATGGTGAAGTAAAAATTGGAAAAGAATTTGCTGACCAGTTTTCTGGAGAACCAGAAGATTGGTACTATGATGCTATAGGCGCTGATTGTGCTGTACAGATAGCGGCTTTCAATGAAATAATTTTTGGATAAAATATATTAAGGAGTTAATATGAAAACAAGATGTGTAAGTTGTGAGTATAGAAATAAAGGAGTGTGTGTGTTGACAAATCTTAGCATGGTTCTAGATGACCCATGTGTTTTTATCACAATGCCAGAAACAATAAGAAATGGCATTGTTGATAAGCATAGAGATATGTTAAACAGATCTATACAAGAAGTTGATAACATCAAAAAAAGGTTGGCTTTCATCAATGAATATGTTGAAAAAGCAAAAGAATTTCCACCAAAAGCAATAAATCGCCCTGATGATTATTTCAAAATAAATGATGAAATTGCTGTAGTATGTGAAAATAAATGGTATATTACAGTTGTACGTGCAAAAAATGATAGGAATATAGTTTATGTTGTGGACGGTGTTGATTACAATGCCAGTATTTATTCACCTATGATTTTAACAATGAAAGAGTATGATTATTTTGCAAAGAATAACAAAGCATTCGATGATTGGTACTCTGATAATATGAAAACTTTAAGATAATAAAAGGAGAATAATATGAGTATAAGAATATCTGAAAAACATGGTGTAAATCCAACAATACCAATATGTTTTTATTGTGGTAATGATAAAAACCAAATAGTATTGATGGGTAGATTGCCAAATGATAAAGAAGCGCCTAAAAACACTTGTTTTGACAAAGAACCTTGTGATAAATGTAAGGAATATATGAAACAGGGTGTTATATTGGTATCAGTAAAAAATGGAAGTGATAGAAAAAATCCATATAGAACTGGTGGTTGGGTAGTTGTAAAAGAGGATTTTGTGAAAAGAGTTTTTGGTGAAAATATGACAAGTCGGTTTGCTTTTTTAGAAGATGAAGCGTGGGACAAATTAGGTTTGCCTAGAAAATAAGCGGAAGAAGGTCAACCGTAGTCTAGCAAAGAATCCAATAAAAATTTACTTTTTTATTGGAAAAATAGTTGACATGTTATTTTAACTGGTGTATATTAGAAACAAATAAAAATTGGAGGATGTTTTATGAACAAGGCTAGTTTAATTGATTATGTGGCACAAGAAACAAACTTAACAAAGAAGGACACACGTATTGCCATTGAAGCGGTTCTGAATGGAATTACAGAAGGGCTCGCATCAGATGGTAAGGTTGCTCTGGTTGGTTTTGGTACTTTCCTGTTGGTTGACAAGAAAGCACGTACCGCCCGTAATCCCAAAACAGGTGATGCTGTAGAAGTGCCTGCAAAGGTCGTTCCGAAGTTTCGCCCATCTGCCGCTCTCAAAGAGTATTTTGCAGACTTTGACGCTGAAGTAGAGACGGCAACTGAAAACGCTGAATAAACAATATTATTTGGTGTTCAAAATGTAGGTCGTGACATAATGTCACGACCTTTTTTGTAATTTACAACCAGTAGATATTAGTCTATAATAGTTTACATAGGAGATTTTTATGAATAAAACAGATATATGGTGTTTTCAACATGAACCGGATAATATTGAAGATATGGTTTTGAATGATGATGTACGAGATAAACTTAACAATATCATCAACCAATCATTAAATGTAACTCTTGTGGGCCCAGCAGGGGTTGGCAAGGGAACATTCACTCATATTTTTTTAAAACAATCAGGATTTGATTATATATGGGTAAACTGTTCTGATGAAACATCCGTTGAAAACATGAGAACAAAAGTCAAATCTTTTGCCACAGCACTAGGAACATCAAAACTAAAAGTTGTTGTTCTGAATGAGGCTGATTATTTATCACCCAATGCCATGGCAATGTTGAGAGATTTGATTGAACAAGTACATAGTATTACAAGATTTATTTTGATGTGTAATTATGGTCACAAATTGTTACCAGAAATAACTTCAAGATGTCCTATTGTAGAAATGGGAAGTCCACCTTTAAAAGATATAGCAAAATTTGTGATGGGTGTACTCAAGAAGGAGAATGTAAAAATTGAAAAACTGGAAACAATTATTGAGACCATCAAAAAACTGTATCCAGACATTCGCACAACCCTGAATACACTACAATTGAATACCATTGATGGCAAAATATCTAGTGTAAAATTTCAAATTGCATCAGAATTATATAAAAACATTTTTGACCTTGTAAAGAAACAAGACCTTGATGGTATTCGTAAAACACTACGGTCTAACACAACAAACTATACAGAATTGTATCAGTATATATTTGATAATGTTGGAGATTTAAAGTCGCCAGGTGACGCCATTATTGAGACAGCCGATGCTATGTATCGGGACAGTCTTGTGGCGATAAAAGAAATAAATTTCATTGGATATATTTTGAAATTAGTTAAAAAGGGATGTATATAATGAAAAAAATAAACATAGCCCAACCTAATAAATGTGATGTGTGCTACAATAATATAATTGATGAATTTTATGACACAGAATATAATGATAGCGGTCAACCAATCATTGTTTGTCCTGCATGTTTTACAAAGGGTAAATGTAATAATTTTATTCATTTCAAAAACATAGAAGGATTTTGGAATAGGTTATCTAAAAATGACGAAAAAACAAATTAGTATCAACAGTCCAGAATATCACCTGATATATTTGAAACATAATGTAAAAACATACGGTGTAAAGAATAAAGAATACTTTGATAAGTATGGAACAGAATATGAATGGTGCTCTTGGCGTGAATGTGAGTGTGGTGCGGCATGGTTTGCTGGTGGTGGTAAAAGTTATGAATAAAGAAAAAACAATATTTGATTATCTGAATAATATATATTACAAGAAAGGGATTGTCTATGATAAAAAGGTAGCACCGGCATATCTTATATCTATGTGGTTGTCACATGATAATAAACTGAATGATATTGTTAATACAATTAATGAATTTCAATTTTTTCTTCCCGATAATTTAATATATCAATATTATTATTATAAAGTACCTAGTGGCAATCGTTTTCTAAAATGGGTCAAAAAAGAAGAAACTGACAAAAAAATAAAAGAGAAATTTGATACAATTCGTAAAGAAATGTGTCTTTCAAAAATAGAAATGAGTAAATTCATGGGATTTGTAAATGTTCTGGAAAACAATACTACAAAGACAAAGAAAAAAACAAAAAATGCTTCGTCATTATTTTTATAAAAATCTTTACAATTAACATATTTTATGTTATATTCATCTAAAGTCATATCCTATGTAGGATATGAAATGTAATATTAGAGAGGAGAAAAATAAAACAAATTATGATAAATTTCATATTGAAAAATCCATTATTAATATTTTTAATAATAATATATTCATTGTCTTTAATTTATATTATTGTTAGAATTGTTGTATTTGGTGTTGTTAAAAGTTTCTTCAGGCAAGAAGATTACATTATCAAGATTTAAAAAAACAAATTAAAAAAGGAGAATAAAACATGAGAAAATTAATAGAAGAAGTAGAAGAAGAGGGATTGGTTAAATTAATGGGAGAAAGAATCACATTGTTTTGTGCCAATTATATTTACACTGGTAAATTAATCGGAGTAAATGATGATTGTGTTTTGCTTTCCGATTGTGGTATTGTATACGAGACTGGCCCTTTTAACAATACAAAATGGAAAGATTATCAAAAATTACCCAATGATCATTATATAATGAAACAATCAATTGAAAGTTTTGGAATAATTAAATAAGGGGAAATTATGATTTCGTTACGAAGCATAAAACAAAATAGGTCTTGGTCTGGGTCTGGGTCTGGGTCTGGGTCTGGGTCTGAGTCTTGGTCTTGGTCTGGGTCTGAGTCTTGGTCTGGGTCTTGGTCTGGGTCTAGGTCTGGGTCTGGGTCTGGGTCTAGGTCTAGGTCTTGGTCTAAGTCTGGGTCTGGGTCTGGGTCTAGGTCTGGGTCTGGGTCTTATTAATAAAACTTTGAACTAATTTTTATAAATTAAAAAGGAGAATAAAACATGAGAAAATTAATAGAAGAAGTAGGAGAAAAATAAAATGATAACAGGTGTAGATGTAAATGGTGAAATAATGGAATTGACATGTGATATTTGTGGCACTTCATTTGATGATGAAGATGAAATGAATGAATTTATTTGTTTTGATTTTGTAATGGGTGAGAAATCGTTGTCGCCCAACAAGCAAGTCAAATTTGATGTATGTCAAGACTGTTTTGTTGATGCTTTTCCAAGTCAATTTGATAATTTATTCAAAAACGATATAAATAAGAAGGATGAAGATACGTTCTCTAACGAATAAAAGGTGGTGATGTGATGATAGTAAATACAAGTGAATTAAAAACATTTCTCAAAAAGGCTACTCTGAATTACATTATAAACAATGTACAGATAAAACTCTCAAAGGATAAGGCAATATCGAAAATGATTTCATCATCTTCTGATGCAATATCACTTCTGAATTTGCCAAATCTGATTTTGCCAGAAATGAAGTCAACTGATTCATTGGTTATGAATTTTGATGAACCAAATACTAATCTAGTTCCTTTTCTGAATTTGATAAATGATAATGAAGAAACTACAATCCAAATAAAGGATGAAAAAATAACTCTCATACAGGGTAAACAGAAATCAAATATATTCTTCTGTGCACCACAGGTGGTAAGTATATTTGAAGCAGAAGCCCCTAGAGCAGATATTTCATATTTTCACCAAATGGAAATTGATGATGATTTTTATGAGTCATTCAGTAGTATAAAAAAGATTGGTTCAAAATTTAATAAAATTTATTTTGGTGTTTCGGATAATATGTTGTATATTGAAACATCTGACAAACAGAATAGATTTTCAAATGGATTAAGGATTGATTTAGCAGAAGTTGATTATCAAGATATGTCTATGTGTTTTGAGTTCAAAAATGTAGTCAATGTTATGTCCGTTCTAAGTGATGATTTTACTGCTAATTTTGCTTATGTACCAGACCAATCATTAGGAATGATTTTCATTGGAAATGAAGATAACAGTGAAAGATACTATTTAATGAGTCGCACAGACAACGCATAAAAATAGTTGACAATCAAACAAAAAAGGTATATAGTAGGAATATAAAAATTAAGGAGGCAACATTATGAACGAAGTTTGGGGACGTGAAAATTATAACTACAGCGAAACTGATGTACAGACTGGTATCTTAGTAAATGGTACAGTCATTCCTGTAGAGGTTGGTGCTAATTTCCGTGAAACAGTTAAAAATGTTTCGTTGGATGCTGGTTTTGGTAAGTACCGTGTTTTCTTCAATGGCATTGAAATCAAGCCCTCTGAAGCACCTGTGAATTTCGCACAGGGCGACAAGGCTGAAATAAGGGCATATGACGATGCGGGGCTTGCTGAATAAGGGATTAAGACGTTTAATTCACAGATTTTGCGAAATGGGTGAAAAAAGGCTGTATATGTTATGTATACAGCCTTTTTACGTTGTATCCAATAGTTTCAGGTTTATTTTCCATTAGGTATCGGCTTAATTCATTATCTCTACAAAAAGTTCGTAGACCTTTGATAATTTCTTGATGACCATCTGGAAATGTTATTAGATATTCAGGGGCAGACTTATATGCTGGGTTGTCTTTGCCGGTGAGTTTACCTTTTCTGTTTTTACTTATTAATGATTTTTCTTCATTCGTCCTTTTTCTACCGTATGTTGGGTTACGTTTACCTACCATCCTTGCTGAACGCTTTTTACATTCATCAGGTGTTATACCTTTCTTAGTACATTCGCTTATGTATTCTCTTTCTTTTTCAGTATATACATAACCATACATAGGATTGTTTATACCTGACATCCTATTGCTGATTATTTTCTTTGTTTCATCTGTATGTTTATAGCCAGATGTTCCATCACCACCCCATGTCATATTGTAACCACCTTCACTGATATGACTATGATTAACAATTATTTTCATTGTTTCCATTACATTGAGTATCAGTTTGTCCTTGCACTCATAGATTATTTCCCATTTGAAATTATCCGCCCCATATTTCCTTATAGCCCTATGGAACACCCAGTTATCTTCATTCTTTAATGCTCGTCTAATGTGAACTCTTTTCCTGTCGGGAAAATTTACTGATTGCCCAATATAACACTGACCAGTAATTATGTTTGTTGCTCTATATATCACCATACCTCCGACCTCCAATTATCTTATTATATCTATTTATAAAATGTCGGTGGATTTGTAAACATCCATTATTAGCCTTGATATTATTGACAAATATAATTATTGACAAATCATTAAAAATCTGTTATATTAAAAAGAAAAAGTCAAAAGGGGTTGAATGATTATGACTGAAAATATTAAAGATAAATTGAATACATATCACAAAGATATGATGGCAACTGTTGATAACTTAAATATAGAAGATTTAAGAACGGAGACAGTTACATTACGTTTAGGTGATACTCTATATGAGCTTGTGCCAAAAAAGGGTCAACCTTTAGATATTGAGGAACAAATTCGTAAAGAGTTTGAAGATAAACTTTCCGATAAACGGAACAAAATAAAAGATACAATCAAATCAAAGATGAATGAGGTTTCTGCTATGGTTTCTTCTTTTCAAGATGAATTTGAAAGAAAAGAAAAGCAGTTAAAAGATACCTTAGCAAAAGCCGCTCCAATGCCTGATGTAACATGGGAACATGCTAAAAAAGGTCTTTCCATTGTTAAGGGTAATGGAAGGGGTGAGATTATTTGGTTGCTGAAACGTACATACAATCCAATATATCTTGACCATATGAATATTGAACCCTTGTATGTCAAAAAACTTATGACCAATATATATTTGAAGATTACAACGCGGGATAAACAGATTATTGATGTCAGCACACACTATATGAACTCCCTTGAGTATTTTGAACATTATCACCAAAGAAGGCCCGATTGTTGGGGTAATTGGAATTATCCTAGAGAATATAAAACCATAGAGGATATTATAGTGATTGCTGACCAAGCAATGGCTGTTTTGGAAAATATCAATACCATGTCTCTTGCACAAAGAAACCCAAGACTATTACCACGATTGGAAACATTACGCAGACATGTGTTGAAAGATGCTCCAACAGCCCCTTCTACTGTAAAAGTTGGTACGGCTGGAATCAGAGAAGGTTTAGGTATGGCAACACCTAACGATGATTTGTGGGGTAATTAAGATGTTAGAACCTGTGTAGGCACTGACTTACACAGGTTATTTTTATCTTGACTAATTATAAATTTTATATTATAATGTAATATCAAGTGAAGAAAGGATTTAAAAAATATGACACAATTATATGATAGACAAAAAACATTAAATTTGAATAAGGATATTTCCATCACTGTGGTTGGCGTGGGTGGTGTTGGATACTGGGTTGCTAAATTTGCTGCTATGTCTGGTATTGAAAAGATTTATTTATATGACCATGATGTAATTGAGGAACATAATCTCAATCGTCTGGACTTACCCACAGATGCCATTGGAAAGAACAAGGCGGCGATTGTCAAGGGTATGATTACATATCTAAGACCAGACGCCACGGTATATTCATTTCCATTCAAATTCAAGGAAAGTCTTGCAAAAAAGACTGATTGGTTAATTGATTGCACCGATAGTTCTTATGTACAAGAGGAAAATCAGAGGATAGCAAAGGTCATGGGAATGAAATATATGAAAGTTGGATATAATGGTGAACATATTACATTGTCCAATATTGTAGCCGAATGGGGTGAAACAACAAACGGTTACACCACAGTACCATCTTGGGTTGTTCCTGCCAGTGTCGTGGCGGCTCTTGCTGTTGGTAAAATCATGAAATATACTGATAAAGAATTGTCTGCTAATCTGAAAGACCTTTATATATAAGAGGTGGGTGATGAATAAAAAGCACAAGAAATATAAAATTGTAAAAAGATTTAAAATAACGGATAGGAGATTAAATATGAATAAATCATACATACAGGGAGGGGGTTTTCAAATGTTGTATAATGACCCTAAAAATAATGATAATGTTGATAATTCTGGCTGGGAAAATACAGATGAGGATTTAAAAATTGTTACAGAGTGTGGTCGTAAACCAGCCGGCCCTATATCAATCATATTCAGTAGGGTTGTGAAAAACAAGGTGGATTTATTGATGAAACGGTTTCCTAATTGTGAATGGTTGGCATATCTGATTGGCGATGCTGATTCCCGATATGTAAAAGATATAATTCTTCCAGAACAAGAAGCAAGTAGTGGTGCTGTTCATGTTATCGGGCCAAAACCAGTTGGGACTATAGGTGTTATTCATTCCCATCATGGAATGGGAGCTTTTTTCAGTGGTACAGATGACGCCTATATAAACCAAAACAATGACATTTCAGTGGTTGTCGCACATAAAGGTATCAAAAGTATGGTAAAATGGGTAACACCATGTGGCCATAAAGTTGAAATGGACGGAAAAGTTGTTATTGAGAGTGAAAATTTATTTGATGAAGTTGCTTTCCTTACCAATGTTGACAATGTTGTTAATACAGTTTCTACTATCGAAAGCATTGAAACAGAAGAATTGAAAGCTGAAATCAAGAAGAATGCACCAAAAACAGGTGGAAGTACAGGTACAGATTTTCCCATTCCAAAAGAACTAGGAGGCACAAAACATATATTCTCAAAGAAATATAAAACAGGAGCTGAACTACTCAGCACAAATATTGATGAGTCTTTTGAGGATGATGAAAATCTACAGGAAGCAATCGAAGAATCGTTTGGTGCAATTCCAAGAATTGTTGGTTAAAATAATAATAAAAATAATTGGTAATAAAAAACCCTTAGAATTTACTCTAAGGGTTTTTTATTATAAATAGTGTTGTAATCTAAAAAGGAAAATTTAAAATATTTGATTTTTATTACAAAATAGAAATGGGAAGCATAAATAACAACACAACATCACTTTTTACTAATAATATCCGGCTGCCCTGTGACAATGCACATTTTACCATATAAAAATCTAAATGTAAACGGAGATAAAAAATAAAATGAGACTTTCTTTAACCACAACACAATTTTGTCAGTTGATACAATGTTGTATATATGACCAATTAGTTCGGCCTGATGAAATTATACCTATATTGAATAATCAGGATTATAACGATTTGATGACTTTGTATAAGCAAAGAGGAATGCGCACTATCTTACAGCAATATTATTTTCGTCTTGACCCACAAATGAGAATAAGATATCGTATGATAGATGATATGTTAAGGAATAATGGCAAAAAAACGGATGTAATGTTGGATATCCGAAAAGAGAAAATACCCAAAGCCAAGAAAGGAATCATACGCCGTACCGGCGAGTTCCTTGCCAAAGTCATGACGTTGGGTATGTATAAAAAATAATTGAGTAATTTCAATAACTTACAATAGGAGGAAATAAAAATGGGTGAAATATTTGGAAGTGGTGAAACACATGATTCAATAAATTTGAAGCAACAAACGAGTGTCGATTCATCTGACCCCGGCAAAATTGAAACGGATGTTAAAGGGGTTTTTGCTGATGCAATGAAAGACAATTTTCCAGTTTTCAGTGTAACAAAAGATGAGTTTTATAATAACATGAAAGCTGATAGAAAAAGAATGAGATTTTCTACAGAGCATGCATCACAATATTTGAGAGGAACAAGATACAATAGACCTTTTTTCATTCAATATAAGGGTGAAAATGGGGAACATTTCTTGAGAAAGGTAAAATAAACTATATCACGGATGAAACATTATATCATCAATTATAAGAAAGTAGATGAGGCTTCATATGATGCTAATATGGGGTTCACCGAAATGGTGAATTTTTATCAGATTGCAAGTAAGGACTAAATATCCAAACTGGAAAGGCTTATAAAAAATGATGATTGGGAAGGATATAAACAACTCATATATGATGTATTGAAAGTAAGGTTGAAATAATTTGTTGGGGGTGTACATGGCAAATGGAATTTATAAAATCACAGAAGATTTTGAGAAAGTATTATCTGATTATACAGGAGCCCCTTATGTTGTAACAGTTGATAATCAAAGTAATGCCTTATTTCTTTCTTTGACCTATGAAAATATAAAAGGAAAAGAAATTACAATCCCATCACGAACAACAAGATATTTCATCATAAACATAAAACATTACTAAACCTAAGAATGACAGACGCTAACCTCTTAAATCAAGAACATAATTTTTGGGAGGAGCATTTAAAATCACGTTTGCGAAAAATATTAGAAATGGGTGAAAAATGACAGAAGAAGATTATATTTTCATACGAAATCTGGAGTTAGAAAACCAGAATATATTGAGAAGGGTGTCGGATATAGATGGCAAATTCAATCCTAAAGAGGTTCAGCTGTTACATGAAGATATTGAAAAAATATTGGATAAACTTGTCAATATCATAAAAAATAGAGTTGTCAAGTCCAACAGAGCATTGATTTTGCTGGAGATAATGAAAAGGGGATATATTGACATTCTTGTTGGGCTTGATGAGTTGATAGATTGACAATCCCTATCTAATGTGTTATCATGTTGATTATAAGAAAGGAATATGTTTATGACAACAATTTTAGTGGATATGAACAACCTTGCTGTTAGGATGTTCTGTAGTAATGAGGTATTTTCAAAAACAGATAACCCAAACATTGCGCTGTGGAAGTATATAACAATCGATTCTCTTTATAAATTCTTATTTAAGGAAAATATTACAGAGGTCATACTGGCAGTAGACGACAGACGTTCTTGGCGAAAGTTGTATTGGGAAAGATATAAAGAATCAAGAAAGGGTAAAAGGGACAAATCAGGTATAAATTGGGATGTGTTTCATTATGAATATGATGCCTTTTGTGAAGAAATACAACGATACCTACCATTCAAAGTTATCACAGTAGAAAACGCGGAAGCAGATGATATTATTGGTGTTTTAGCCAGAAAAGATGACGGTGAGTATATTGTAGTTTCAAATGATGAAGATTATGTTCAACTGATATCTGAAAAAGTGAGGGTCTATAACCCATCAAAAACACAGTTTATTGAATGTGAAAATCCAGAAGAATTTGTTATAATGAAATGTCTTATGGGGCAATCAAAGGATGATATATTCAATATAAAAACACCAGAGGATTGGCCAGTTGGTAAACGAAAGCCGGGATTTGGTGAGGTTTCTGCACGAAAGGTTATGAAAGAAGGATGGCAGGAGTGGTTGAGTAAAAACAATCTGGAAGATAGATTCAGACGAAACCGTATTCTCATCGATTTCTATATGATACCAAACGTAATGAAAACAAGAATATTGAATGCATACAAAAGTTATAAGATTGCAGACCCATCTAAAATATATGATTTCTTTTATAAAAATAATTTCAACGGATATCTGGATGATTTTACAAATGTTGAAAACAAACTTCTACAATTATATAATTAGAAAGGAAAATTAAATGAAAACATATTTTGTTGTAAATGAGAAAGAAAGAGAAATATTTGAAAAGAAATTTCATGTACCATTTGGATACTACACAGTACCATATTTTCAAACAGAAGATGGTGCGGTTGGATATGTTGAAAATTCAAGAGATGAAATAAGGAATAATCTTATTGTAGAAAAATATGAAGGCGGTGTATGTGAAGTTATTTACCGTGGATTCTGGTATACACCAGAATCAGATAAAATTAAAGTAAATTAATAAAAACAAAATAGGTGTGACAAAATGTCACGCCTTTTTCTGTTTATAGCGAATAAAATAATGGAGGAATGGTGTATTAATGAGTTTAAGTGATATGGCAAAAAGAATATTCGCCGACTTATACAGTTTCGGTGACGAATCAATAGACGATACATTTAAAAGAGTATCAAAGGAATTTGGAGATAAAGAAAGTGTTAAAATAGCATATGATTTAATGAAAAAGAATATATGGAGACCAAATACCCCTGTATTCTTCAACGCTGGAGGAAAAAATAAAATATTTAGCGCCTGTTGGGTTGTGGATTTACATGATAGCATGGATAGTATATATGACATAGCCAACGTGGCCAGAAAAATATTTCAAGCTGGGTCTGGTGTAGGTATACCAATAGGAAAATTGAGGGAAGCGTCCGCCGATATATATGAAGGTCAAGACAAATCAGATAGTAATATAATTCCATCTGGAAAGAGTAGTGGGCCAATTTCTTTTATGTCATTATATGATGCTGTTGGAGCAACTACAAAATCAGGGGGAAGAGCAAGACGGGCAGCCATTATGGTTGATATGCCAATAAACCATCCAGACATCATGGAATTTATTGAATGTAAAAGTATTGATGGTGTTCTGTCAAACATGAATATATCGGTAGCCATTGATGACGCCTTTATGCAGGCATTCAAAGACAACATTCCATATCCATTAGTATCGCCTGCAAATGGTGTAGTCAAGGAAGTAAATGCCAGATTTTTATGGGACAGATTGGTTGATATGGCACACGCCACGGCTGACCCAGGCGTTCTATTTATCGATACAATCAATAGATTCAATCCACTGAAAAAGATAGTTAAGATCGACTGCACAAACCCATCTTTACGGGCGGGTACTAAAGTTATTACAAAAGATGGCATCTATCCAATAGAACAATTAGAAAACAAATCATTTTTTGTTATAAATCAAAAAGGTGAATATTCACCTGCTAAGTGCTTTTTATCAGGAAAAGGAAAAGAACTATATGAAATAACATTAATGGGTGGAAAAAAATATTATTCTACAGCCGAACATAAGTGGCCGGTATTAAATGATACAACATATGAAAAAAGATTGACAACAGAACTTAAATCAGGTGATTATCTACCGATTGTAAAAATGAATACTCTTGGATATGGTATAAGGGGCGATTATGATGATGGATTTGTAATTGGATGGAATTTGGGTGATGGGTGGATAACAGATAGAAAAGATTCTGGTAAACGTCAATATGGGTTTATATTTAGTGACGAGGATATTGCCAATGGTATCTATAATAGGGTTATGAAGAAAATAACACAGATAACAAATAAAATATATAACCCTTCTAAGATAGATGGTTGTATTGAATTTAATACAACGAATAATGACTTAGATAATTTCTTTATGTCTTACGGTGTTGATAAAAAAGCAACTGGACTGCCTTCTAGTGTATGGACTACCACATCCGAGGACTTCAGAAAAGGCCTGATTGATGGGTTGTTTTCATCAAATGGTTATGTTGATAAATCTGGAAGTAGATGTGTTTTTTGTAGTAGCAATTATAACTTAGCATCAGATGTTTCAGAATTATTAGGCTTTTATGGAATTAAAACGAGATTGGTAGAATCGACATCATCTAACGTATCATTTCCAAATGGAAAATCATATGGTAGGTCATATACTAGATATTCCGTACAATTGTTCACATCCTCGCTTATGCATTTTAGGACAATATTTACTCTTTCTAATATCAGAAAAAATACCTTATTATGGATGAAAGAATCTTTGAATAAAGGCAATATGATATATGATAATATCAAAATAGTTAATATAACTAAGACAGATATAAAAGAGGATGTGTGGGATATTAGTGTTTATGATGATACACACACCTTTAAACTTTCTCATGTGATTACAGGGAATTGTGGGGAACAACCCTTAATTCCTTTCACATCCTGTAATTTAAGTTCAATAAATGTTCATAAATTCTGTAGAGATGATGGGGATTTTGATATTCAGGCATTATATGAGACAGCATATAATGTCACAAAATTAATGGATAATCTTATAGACAATATGGTTTTTCCTGATGAAAGATTCAAAACAAATGTATTGAAATATAGACCTATTGGTGTAGGTATTATGGGTCTTGCAGATGCTCTATATGAATTAGGACTAGCATATGATAGTAAGGAAGGACAATCATTTGCAGGTGAAATAATGAAAACAGTAACAACAGCATGTATTGAAGCAAGTGCTGACCTAGCCAAAGAAAGGGGTAGATTTCACAACTATGAACTGGTTGAGGATGATGTATTAGAAATCATATCCCAATTCATTGATAATCAAGAGGTAATTGAAAAGGTTAAGAAATATGGATTGAGAAATAGTCAACATACAACTATAGCACCTACAGGAAGTATTGCTCTTTCATGTGACTGTTCATATGGAATGGAACCGGCCTTTGGACTTGTGTTTCAAAAAACATTAGTCGAATCTGGTGATACATACATATTGGTAAATCCTATATTCAAAAAGAAATTTGAAGGCGAATCATGGTATACACCAGAACTGATTGAAAAGATTGTACAGAATGGTGGCTCATTGAAGGGGGTTCGTGGTGTACCGAAGGAAGTACGTGATGTATTTGTTGTTGCACATGACATCAAACCAAAAGATAGAATTGATATGCAGGCTGCATTACAAAAACATGTATCAACGGCTATCAGTAGTACAACCAATCTACCAAAAACGGCCACAAGGGATGAGGTATCAGAATTATATAGATACGCATACCAGAAAGGACTCAAAGGAATCACTATTTATAGAGATGGTAGCAAGAAATCACAACCGATATCATTTTCAAATAAAGAAAAGACAACACCTTCTTTATTTACAAGACCGTCTAAATTACAAGCGAATGTACATGTAATAGAAACTGGTAATGGAAAAATGTATGTAACAGTATCAACACAGAACGGCAGACCAGTTGAAATATTCTTATCAATTGGTAAATCTGGACAGGTTTTGAATACATTTTGTGAAGCATTGGGAAGGACTGTATCTATTGCTTTACAAAATGGTGTTCCATTGGAGGCGGTAACAAAGACACTTGAAGGTATAAATTCAGACAGGCCCAACTGGCATAGGTTTGAAGATACCGATAAAAAGCCAACACAGATTTTATCCATTCCAGATGCCATTGCCAAACTACTGGTTAGATATTATATGGCAGATAAAGAAAATATAAATGAAGTTGAAGGTGGGTTATGCCCAAAATGTGGTAAATATACAGTAATAAAAATAGAAGGTTGTGCCACTTGTACATCATGTGGCGAAAGTAGGTGTGGCTAGTATGTTAGAAAAGAAAGAATTAATAAGAGGTACAAAACAAGAATTATTGGACTATTTTTTTAATGATTTGAAAATTGTTAAATATGAAAATAGACTTCAGGATTTGATTGCTGGAATACAAGTAGCCGAGCACGCTGAACTTACAGAAAATTCTATTAAAAATAACATCGAAAGAATATCAAAATGTGACCCACCAATTGGTATAGTTCCCTATTTATATACTATCCAAAAAGGACATGAATCATATATAAAAATAGAAACAAAATTTATATATGTAGCAAAGGATTGAATATGACACCCATAACTATCTTATATTCCAAGTATTTAATTACTAATTCATCAAAATCCAAAAAAGACGCTTTAATAAACGGAGCTATTGGAATATGTAAGCAAAAAACGAGTATTGGCTACATACTGACAGATGGTTCGTTTATAAGAAAAGAACAGGTTCTTAGAGAATTGAATCCAGAGATTGAGATAAACAGTCGTAAAAATGTTATAAAATACCTGAAAGAAAATCGCTTGACACAAAACGAATCTAATGATAAAATGGATTAAAAGAGACTATACTAGAAAGGATGAAATTCAAAAATGAATTTGACTATAAAGGAGTTAGGGGATAATCAGATATGGTTCTCATCTGATTATCATTTTGGCCATGCTAATATTATAAAGTATTGTAACAGACCTTTCAAAGACACTGATGAAATGAACAATACAATAATTGAAAGGCATAATGAAATTGTAAAGCCAGAAGATACTGTTATATGTCTTGGAGATGTCTCATTTCATCACGGAGTTGAGTGGATAAGTAAGATGAATGGTAAGTTTATTTGTATCAAAGGAAACCATGATGATACAGAATACAAAAGAAATGCTTGTGCCCGTCTGACCATAACATATGAAAAATACAAGTTTTTGTGTTGTCATCGCCCAGATAATGTATTCGGTAATTTCACATTGAATATAGTGGGACACGTTCATGAAAAATGGTTATATAGAGAGCATAATCACATGTTGAATGTTGGGGTTGATGTTCATGATTTTTATCCTGTATCATTAAAAGAAATAATAAAATTTTGTCACTAAGGAGTATTAAAATGTTTCAAGCAAGACCTATGAATGGCTCGGAAATTGCAGAAAAATTAGGAATTACAAGACAGGCTGTATCAAATATCTTAAAAAGAGCAATGAAAAAGTTCTATGACCAAGTAACTCTGATGGATACTAGCTGGGGGCCGTTTGACCGCTCATGTGCTATGATGAGAATGTTGAATGTTTCACAGAACATAGAAGAAATAAAGAAATTCTATATGTTGTTTCCACCAGAAATAAGGGATGAAATAGAAAAGGATGCTCTTGAGAATTTTTGTTCAGAGAAATTTAAAGACGATTATATGAATAGTAATTGATTAAGGGATAAAAATATGTTACCATGTCTTACAAGATGTATTGATTGTTTACACGCAGATGAAACACCAAAAAGACTTATATGTAAAAAAGGTTATTTTGATGTGAAAATAAATGATGGGCTATTATTAGTACCATTTGATTTTGAATGTATAGATTTTACAAGAAAGGAAGAAAAAGATGACAAAGAAGAATTTCAAAAAACTGACAAATAAATATCCAGACAGTGTGTTTATAAACTCATTCTATAAATTCGTATTTGTTTACAAGATACCAAAGGAGGCCGGCCATGACTGAACAAGAAGCAAAAACAAAGTGGTGTCCGATGATACGAAGTAGTGCAGGTATAGAATCAAACTGTGCTACTAATACATATGATGAAAGCTACACCCACCCTAGTTGTATCGCCTCTGACTGCATGATGTGGAGATACAAAACAAATGGACAAATGGGATATGACAGAAATCCAGATGATATTTGCCTTGCATCTGGATACTGTGGGTTAGGAGGCAAGCCATGACCGAAACACAGCGTAAATGGCTAACGGAATATCTTGGGGAGTGTTGGCATGAATATGATAAAAGCTCTAGCCTGTATAATCGGTGTACCTGCGGAGCTATATGCGGAAATCTCGCAGAACATATTAATGAATCCACTCATACCTTCACCACTATTCAGGACAAGCAGGATTTGTTGGAGAAGGTGATTGCGAAGGGGGATGAAGATTCGTTTTATTCATTCGTAAAAGACTTATTCTGTGAAGAATACCAAAACTATAATGAGAACACAGACGAATTTGGATTTATAACTCATTTCATCCAACTATCACCAATCGAAACAGCGGAGCTGGTGTGCAAGTGGAAGGTGAAATATTAAAAACAGACAGGGTAGTGTAAAACACTTATTGTTGGGTAGAAAGTGGGTGGCGGAAGAGTAAAGACGCATATACTAGATTACATTAATAATGCTTGACTGAGGTTATCAATTCCCGAAGTATTAAAGATGTAATATTTGCAGGTATCAAATCCTGCCCCACAGCGGAATGAAGTGCTACCCTGTCTGTTCAAATAAAAGAAAGGAGAAAATTTATGGCAACACAATTATCAAGAGAAAGAGCGGCACAAGCATGGTGTAAACCTACAACAGAAAATAAAGAGATGGATGTTGTGCTATGCGAGGCATTTGCGGAAATAATTGATGAAATATGGTCTAAGCCGTGGCTCGGAAACGCAACCACCGGAGAAATGCTAGACGAAATAAAAGCAAGGGTAACTTGCTCATATCGTACTGTTGATTCTTAGAATTTTAGAGGGAGAGTGAAATGGATGAAGGAGGCGAAATGAAGGACACTATCCTGAAAGCCTTTGCGGAGAAGGACAAGCGGATTGCTGAGCTTGAGGAACAGGTCGAGAACCTGAAGTGCTGCGGGAATTGCGGTGATTGGAAAAGAATTGGTTGCAGAGGCGTTGAACCAGAACATTGTTGTCAAAACTGGAAACCGAGATAAGTGGGAGGCGAAATGAAAAAGATGACAAAGAAGAATAAAGAAAAGGTAGAAATAAAAGAAAGAGTTGATATTCCTGTGACAATACCAGTTATATCGCAAGAGCTTGGAGAAGAACTGATGTTGAAAATCGGTGGATATCGCAAAATCCAACCTAGAAAACCAAGAAGGAGATAAGTCATGAAAATTAAAATGTTATATGCAGTAGTATTGACTTTACTATTGTTCGGCTGTTATAATCAAAAAGAAGGTTATGAGGCAATAGCGAAGGAATATCCAAATTCAACAATCAGTACAACCCCTTACAACATACATTCCTTTATTGTAAGAGACTCTAGTGATGATGTTTGGTATGTAGACTTATGTGTCTTCAAACCAGAAGTAAAAAGTAAATATTTGTTATTTCCAGCCAAAAATAAGTGTGAATAATGATTGAGTATGATACAATAGTAGACTTTCTATCACAATATGGGGTTATCTATCCAAACAAGAATAAAGTAGTAATGAGATGCCCTTTATGTGGTGATAGTAAGAAAACCATACGGAAACGTAGATTCAGTGTGACATATGAGAATGGGTGTGCTTTTTATAACTGTTTTAATTGTGGGCGCTCAGGAACATTTGCTGAGCTTGTATCAGAGCTCAAAGGAATACCGATATCAGAAGCAATAAAACAAGTAGAATCTATTGAATTTGATGATATAAAAAAATGTTTAACAAGTCATCCATCAGCAGCCAAGATTGAAGAACGAATAGAATCAGATTTATCTTATATTATAAAGGATTGTATATCAATAAATTCTGATGTATCAGGGATTATAAATACTAAATATAAAGAACATCTTATAAAATTCATCCATGACCGAAAAATACCACCAGAATATGCAAATAATATTTTTGTTGCGATAACTGGTAGATATAAAAGTAGATTCATTATATCCATATATCATAATAATACTATTGTATATTTTCAAGGTCGGGCAATCTATGACCATATGGAGCCAAAATTTGACAATCCACTTATAGAAAAAACTGGTATCATAATGAATATTGAATATTTTCAACGAGACAAGTATATAATAGTTACAGAAGGCATAATAGACGCCATGATGATAGAGAATCATCAAGGAACGCCAGTATTGGGTGGTAGTGTATCAGATGACTTTTTGGATAAGATGTTCAAACATACAGATAAAGGCATTATAATAGCAGTTGATAATGATGAGAGAGGAGATAAGGAAAGATATAAGCTTTTGAATGATAGCAAGTATGGGAAAATGTTGAGATACTATCTAACGCCTCCACCAATAAAAGACCTTAACGAGTATAAGATAAAAAATAACATAACAAATATGTATGATACTGTAGTGAATAATAGTGTTGATCATTTCACATTATCAATACGAAATTCAATATAGTGGGGGGCATTAAGCCGGTGAACTTTTGTTCACCGGCTTTTTGTTGCAATTTTCCAAAATAATTTACATTTGTATATAAATAACATAAGTGAACTGTTTTGGAGGGATACCATGAAAATAACTGTCATAAATGCGGATTTCGTTAATGTTGACGAAAAGAATATAGCCAGCCTATCAGAGAAGGCTGAAGAAAAAATACACCTGATAAAATTCGGATTCGCAGAACCAACCAGAGACAAAATTCTCAATGTTGTAAATACATTTTCAAAAACAAATAGATTCGTTATTTCAAATAACATAAAATTGTATAATGATGTATTGAAAACAACTGGAAAGAAATATTACATTGAGAATGAAAAGGGCGCCAATCTAATATCCTACCTACGTAAAAATAATAAAATCCTAGTTAATTTTAACAATCTAAGGAAGATAGAGGCAGACCTATTGCTGGATGAGTCTGTATTAATGGATTTACTACGTAATGTAGAAGTCATTCAAATATCAAAATCAGTGTATGAAAAAAATATTGATATTTTCAGTATGTGGGATGGAAACATCATATTGGAAGGATAACAATGAACCTAAAAGAAACATTTGCACTACATGAACTTTCTGAAAAAGTAAGCATCTTTTCTAAAGACCCTGATTACATTATAAAAGATGCAGGTACAACAAAGAATGATTTCATTGTGACATCATGGACACATGGTAAGTCACCTGAAAATATTTATTTTGTAAGCAAGGGAGGAACGAAATGGACATGTAATTGCCCTGTCAGAACACCCAACTGCAAACACATACAAATGGTTAAACAATGGTTGAAGGATGGCAAACCGTCATTATTTCTTGATAAAGAAGCAGATGATGAATTGAGACGACTTCTTAGTAGGAAGGGAGTAAAAACATAGATGAAAATTGAAAATGTGCTTGTTGGGCCTTTTCTCGGAGATTACAAAACAGAGATTATTGATTTCCGACCATATGTGAGATGGATATATGAGGCAATAAAACCCGAAAAAATGTTTGTGGCTACTCATTCAAATAGAGAATTTCTATATGATTGGGCTACCGTAATTCCTGTGTTTGAAGATTTATCCAGAGATGAATTGAATCAAAGCGGATTTATACACAATTCAATATCACAGAAAGACCTAAACATTGTTATCAAAAAAGTCAAATCAAATATATTCAAACGTATATATCCAAGTAAGGACTTGGTTCATCTAAGTGTCTTATATTCAAAAGGATTACATTGGTTTCCATTATACAAGCGAATATATACTCCTATAAAATTTAAAAAGAAGAAAAGTGATATGATTATATTCATACCATGTATCAATGAAAAATATGCTGTAATAAAAGAAATTTATGACCATCTTCTTGATAAATTTGGAGATAGGGTAATAGTTGCTGGTGATATGAAAATCCATTTACATGAAAAAAATATTATGCTGAGAAACCCAACTTATTTTAAAGATGTTTATTATGACATCACGAAATTGATAACAAATGCTAGAGCAGTAATTACACCAACATCACAATGGACGATATTATCACTACTACAAGGCACACCAGTATTTTCATGGGGGTGTTCGCCCGAATATTTCATGAATGATACAAAACACAGATTTCTCCATAACAATGTTTCAGGTGCAAATCTCAAAATGATGGCAGAAGAATTTATAAATAGCATAAAGAACTAACAAGAGGAAAACAATGGCAGGAAACATCAATCAAACTGGTGGTGGCAGTGGAATCGTAGTAGAAGGGGCTTATGGTATACAACTATATGTCAAAGGCGGCACGGACTATTATTGCCTAACTTGTTTGTATAACGCAAAACCCGAAGATGGTGATACAAACAGAGTATATTCAAATGAATTTGTTGAAAATCAAAACTTTTTTGAATTTTATCTCACACCAAAAGAAGGTCAGCCAAGTGCTGCATCAATACCATCACAATTATCATATAATGAATTATTCACTTATGATAGTGATACCGATTTTACTGGTTCTGAAGTCTATATTCGTAATGATTCACCCCTACATAGATATCTGAATAATACTACTGACTCATCAGGAACACTATATTCAGAATATATCAACACGTTGAAACCATATCTATATTTTGGAAAAATATATCCTAAAAGTGAAGCTGATTCTATCATACAAATAGAAACATATTTTATGAAAGATTTCACTTTAGAAGCTCTACCAGAACATCAAAGAACAGATAACATGAGAGAATTTTTAGGTGTCTGTTTTGACCAGATGTATTCAAAAGTATATTACAAAATAAGAGATATACTCAACATGTCAGACCCTTGGGAGGTTAAAGGTGAATATCTACATTATCTATTAGAAACATTTGGCACTACATCTATCATACCTTCAGGGTGGAATGGATGGGACTTAGATAGGTTTTTCATACAAAATCTTCCTGCATTGCTGAAACGAAAAGGAACTTATTGTGCTTTATATGGTTTATTTCGATTCTTAACAAACACAATCAATAGATTGAATATATATGAACAATGGCATGAGTTATTACCATCAAGTGCTCCGTTTCAAGGAACACATTCAATCAGTGCTGACAGTATAGAAGCATATTGTTACGCTAATGATTATGAATGGCAAGAACATTTGTACAATGATTATTATGCAAATTCTGAATCATCAACAACCACGTCCGCTGCAACACTTGGAGAAAAAATATTTACAGTTGAAGGTGACGACCCTCTACCTCGTGTTGCAGGACAATATGTTTTTATAACATGTCCAAGCGCTTCTGATTGGATGGAAGGATATGTTACATCATATGACTCATCAAATAAAAAACTAACAGTAAATGTTACTGCTGCTCCAATCTTTGATGATGAAGAAGAAGAATCCGCAGAACCTCATTCACCGTGGTCTATATATTATCCAGTTATGGCAGGCGCTGGTATGAGATACTATGCAAATCTTGACCCATATCCATTTACCAAAACAACATCATGGACATCATTACCTTCAAGTGCTGAGACTGACCCACCAACAAGGGCAGGGTGTGAAGATTTAAGATTGTCACCACATTACAGAGTTGAAATGGATTTATCAACAGAACCAATAAATGATACATCCATTATAGATATAGCAACTGAAAGAGTTCTTTTAGAAAAATTTGAAGAATTACGTCCAGTGGCAAGATTCTGTAATTACAGTATATTACTTGCCCTACTTACAGATTTTTCTGGAAGATATATTGATATATACAATGGATTTTACAATGCCTATGCTAAAACAAAATGTTGTGTTGATATAGTTGACCCATTACCTTGTTGTTTTGTATTCCACAATAGGTCAAATACAGCCACATCAATAACATTCTATCATAATCTGCATACAAAGGATATTCTTGTTCAAACATATACAGATGATGGTACACAATATGTACCACCATATAATCGATTCATACCAAAAAATATAAAGGTTGAAGATGATAACAATGTAACCATTGAATTACATTCGGCACAAAAATTTTATGCTTTCGTAACATCATCTTCAGATGATTGCTATCCTAATGATGCATCATGGTTGCCAGTAAGCGAACTTCCAAGTGTTCCTGTATCGGGTGAAAAATATAGAGATGCACTTTGGATGGTATATGAGAGAAATAGAATATCAGCCACAAACAAACCAAAATATGAAATGTTTCCAATAAGTGATATGATTGATGGTTTACCTCATTATGTTGACTTCTATGCCCCTAGTTCTGCTGCTTATACATATGAATCAATAACAGCAAAAGCCGATTATCAAAGTGGTGCTAGGACAGGAGTAACAAGAACATATACACATAATTTAGCCACCCCGGCTGTTATTGTAGAAGTGTTTGAAATTACAGGAGATGACCAGATAAAAATTATTCCAGACAGTGTTTCAATAGTAGATGAAAACAGGGTGACTGTGACAATTAATGAACCATCTAAATACTATAATATTTGTATCAAGAAACTTAGTAATTCACCATACATAAGAACAAAATATGATGTTGTACATGATATAGACAGTTTGAAACTTGGGGATGGGTCAACATTAGAATGGGATGCTAGAGGAGAAAATAAGTTAGAATCAGAAATACCATCTGCTTATTATCATGTAAACAGTTGGGATATTTATGAAATGAATAGATATTCAAATGGAACTGGATATAATTCGTGGGGTATAAAATTTACGATAGATGTGTACGAAGATATAAATATAACTGAAATAGGATTATTTGATGAAAATGATGATATATTGTTTTATAGTAAATGTTCGGCTGTAGCAGTCGCTGGTGGTTTAGATATTTTAGGTGGTGTACGATTAACATTATGGTATACGATTGAATACTATGATATAGAGCAATAGGAGGAGATAATAATGTCAAGAAGTCATTATTGGCAATATGTATTAAATAGTGAAGGGCAACCAGTTCAAGGAGCTATTGTTACATTAAAAAAAGAGCCGGCACTTACATCGGTATATATGTATGAACAAGCAACAGGAGGTTCAGGTGTTACTTATGTCACAACAGACAACAACGGATTTTTTGAATTTTGGGTTGGTGGGTATGGAAATGGTTTATCAACTGATGATACATATGCCTATCCAACAAATTCAACATTTCAAATTGAAGTATCTGGTTCATCAATATTACCTAGAACATTCACAAGCGTTCAGCTTTTATTTCAACCGCCGAGAATTTTTTATAGTGATATGTCAAGCGCTACACCTTCAGCGATAGGAGGTGGTAAATACAAATATACAAAAGTAATTACACATAAATTGAATACAATGTACCCATTTGTTCAGATATATGATACTACAACAAAACTTTTGACAGCAGGAACAGTAAGTGCTGCAAGTGTTGATACCACAACTATATCAGTGACAGGAGGTGCAACTGTACCCGATGTCAAACTAATCTTTTTAGGATCGGATTTATAAATGCGACTTATAAAATACTTATCATATTCTCATGTTGATGAAACGACTAATAAATTTAGAGCTATGACTATTGGAATAACCAAAAATTCTGATGAAGCAACAAAAGTCATAAACAAAATATATGAGCAATACGATATAGAAAAAATAGAACCTATATTAGACTGCCTGAATAAGGAATTGCGTAAGTTTTATACAGGAAAATATTCATATAATTTATGTTTTGAATCCGATAAAAAGATAACAGACATTACAACCAACAAAAGAAAAATAGAGGCCATGACCCTTGCTCTATTTGAATCGAATGACAAGCTGTCGCACATAAAGAGTTCTCTAGAAACAATCCTCAAGAAATAGTTTACAAAGCTCTCCAATATGTGTAAAATTATGCTAATAAAATTTGCGTATTATACGAGGGGGTGATAAAAACGAAAAAGAAAGGCGAACACTATGTAACGAATAGTGACCTTCTTGCCGAAATTATCAAATTCAAAAATGATGGGGTAATGTCGGAAGAATTAGGAAAAATGCTTCTTTCAATATCAACACACTATTCAACTAAGAGCAATTTCTCTGGATACACTTGGAAACAAGACATGATTTCAGAAGCAGTATTCACATGTGTAAAATATCTTAAAAGCTTTAAACCAGAAAAATCAACAAATGCATTTGCTTACGTAACCCAAATTATAAAGAACTCATTTAAATTATATATAACAGACCAAAAAAAACATAGTAAAATAAAAGATGTGTGCTACAGAGGATATGAGATGTATAAAACAGAAAACAGAGAAAACAGACATTACACACAAAAATCTTTGGACTATGAAAATATATTGTCCTTTGTGGATGAAAATGTAAAAACTAAAAATGTGGAGATTCAAACTGATGAAAAGCATGATAACCAATGACTTACATCTAGGTATATCACATAACGACCAGATATGGCTTGACCAATCTGTGAAACTGATACAAGATATAATAGATGAATGTCATAGAAGGGATATTTTTACCTTAACTATATTAGGTGATTTATTCCATGATAGAAAAAACTTAAATGTAAAAACAATTTATACAGCAATGAAAATTGCTGACATGTTGAAGATGAATAATATCAAAGTGATATTATTGCTGGGAAATCATGATGTGTTCTATAAAACAGAAAACACGGTACATTCGTTACAAATGTTCAATGAATATGATAACATGTCAGTTATAGAAAAACCAACTGTCATTGAGAATATTGGTTTTGTGCCATGGAATTGTGATATAAATCTAGAATGTAAATACTTGTTTGGGCATTTTGAAATCAATCAGTTTCCTGTAACCAATAGCCGTATATTTGAGAAGTCTAATTTGAATATATCCGATTTTGCCAATTACGATAAAGTTATATCAGGCCATTTCCATATTCCATCAACAAGAAACAACATAACATATCTTGGTGCTCCATATCATATGACATTCAATGATGTCGGAACATTAAGGGGATTTTATTGCTGGGATGAAGGCAACCTTGAATTTATTGAATTTGATGGTGTAAAATTTGTTTATGTTTCCACTGAAGAAATACCAGACAAAAAGAAAATAGAAGGTAATGTTGTCAAACTTATATTTGAAAAAGATTATGGAACAGTAGAAAATAATAAATTGATGGAAAAGATTCAATCATATAATCCTTTACGATTTGCTACAGACTTCTCTAAAATAACAAATGAAGTAAAGTCCGTTGAATCAGAACAAATCAAATCAGTACAAATAAAATCAAACAAAGAGATATTATTTGATTTTATTGATGCAAATGAACATCCACCATACATAGATAACAAAAAAATTAAAAAGATAATAGATACATTGTTGGATGTAGAATAATGTCAAATTATGAAAATTTAAATGATTTGGAAATGTCTTTGACAAATCATAATATAGAGTTTGAGCAACGTCTTACTGAACATCTTAGTGAACAGCTGGATTCTATACAGACTTCCAATACAACAAGTACACATAATGAACTTAATGTATTACAAGGTGTTACATCTGCTATAGAATCTTCTTATTTTAATATCCCATCAAATGTTCTTAGAATTGGAGGTGCTTCTGATTCAGCTGTTATTGGGGGTGAAAATAGAGATGGATATGGCACAACATTTGAATGGCATACATATCATACAGATGGTACAGGAGCTCCTGACCATTGGTCAGAATATACAACTACCCCTACCCCATTATATCATAAATGGGCCCCATATACGATACCATACATAAATCCAATAGATAAATTACCAGAATTGATGGAACTGATTTTGAAATGTATAGAAAAAGGAGCACCACCACGAATACTTATAGACATAAGTGAACAAATAAAGAAAGAAGGGATGATATATCCAAATGATATATTAGATAGTATTGTTGCACAGTTAAATGAATATCTAAAAGAAGATGATATGGATAACTTTGTAGATGAACTTATAGATGATATAGAAAAGACCGTGTGTGGAAAGAAAAATGTATAAACTTTACAAACAATGACATATATGGTATTCTATATAAAATAAATTGTGGAGGAATGAAATGAGTATAAGATTTGAAGATTGTGATAATAACGTGACAGACCTTGCCAGAGAGATTATAGCAGAATATATGCCTGAATTACGTAATGTACCAATCAAGTATGTATATGACTTAAAGAAAAGGTCGTCAGGTGGTAATATTATACTGGGGCGTTGCCAAAAAACAAATGACCTTTTGAGACATCTAACAATAGAGGAATCAGGGGAAGATGAAGGATATGCCTACATCATTTATCTTGATAAAAAAATATGGGATAATATTGAGAGAATAGACAAGATTCGCCTATTGAGACATGAATTGAGACACATTTATGTGGATACAGATTCAGAAAGAAATCCATATAAATTGGTTGACCATGATGTTACAGATTTTGCTGAAGAGATTGCTTTGAATACTGATGACACAAGATGGGCTGAAAGACTTGGTGATTTAACAATAGAACTATACAGCCAAGAACAAGACCGAGAAGCTGATGAGGAATAATTATATGTTCATCACAGTTCTAAAGAGTAAAATTCATATACCAAAGATAACAGATGCTAATATAGGATATGAAGGTAGTATATCCATTGACCCTCATATCCTATATCTAGCAGATATAAATGAGTATGAACAAGTCCATGTGTATAATGTATCCAATGGAGAACGGTTTATCACTTATGCCATAAAAGGTAAAGAGGGTGATTTCTGCGTAAATGGAGCCGCTGCTCATAAGGTTAATATCGGAGACACAATTATCATATGTGCTTATGGTTCGATTGATTCAAGAGACACACAATGGATAAAACCAAAAACCGTATATATGGAGAAAGAAATAAAATGAGTGAAGAAACAGTACATGAGAAAATTGGAAAACAGATTGGTAAACTTGTATCGGAGAAACAAATTGCTTACGGAGACTCCTTTTCACAATCAGCCAAAGTCATAGAAGTCTTATACCCCAATGGTATATCCAAAGAACAGACAAAAGACTTTCTCACGGTAATAAGAGTCATAGATAAACTTTTTCGTATAGCCAATCAGAAGGACTATGCTGATGAGTCGCCATGGGGTGATATTTGTGGATACTCTATATTGAGTCTCTGGAGAGATTTACAGGATAAAAAGGAGAAGAAATAATGAAGAACTTATTTATAGGTACTATATACCAAATATTAGGCACAATAATACTGATATTTGTCACATATAATCTATTTGGTAGAATCGGTATTGACGTGTTATTATTTTTATTTGGAGCAATCGTTGGTATAGCTTGGATTATATACGGTGGATATAGAATTTTAGGAGAAAAAGATGGACAAAACATTGATACCAAAAGGTAGTTACTGCTACGAAAAACTTGAATATAATGGTAAAGGTAAATTAAAGGTTATAGGTAGATGCCCCTATTGGAAACATAGAAAAGATATTGATAATGCTGAAGTAAACGAAAACAACTACGGATATTGTCTATATCTTGGAAAGGGTGATGTTGAGCTCAATAAAGAAGTTGAATATGAGATTTCATTTGGTAAGGATAAGGGTAAAATGAAATCAGCCGATGAAATCGGTCTGCCGTTATCCTTGTTATGGGATATGTGTAAGATGTGTAATGAAAATATTGAAGAAGAAGATGAATAATGGGTTGGACAAGAGGTAGTGAAATATTAGGAGACATTATATGTCTGATTGAAGAGAATGTATTAGATGATTATACTCGAAGAAAATTATATGAAGGTCTTAAACAAATATTTAGTAATTATGATTGTGATACGATAGAAGAATGTATGGGTATATCGAATATATTTGATACTTTTATAGACGGTGATGAATAAAAAGATTTATTATGAAATAGATGCTTATAGATGTTGTCTTACACCATGCTCTAGAGATAGACATGTAATGGTAGGTTCTGCTTTCTGTTGGACATGTCAATATAATCAAAACCACGGCTGTTTTACAAATGAAACGAAAGAATATATTTTTTGTGATTATGATAATAAATTTGTTATAGATTTACCAGAGGATTTGTTTGAATTATGAGATTGGAATTACAAAATGTAGAATTTAAAAATTTTTTAAGTTATGGTAATACGTTACAAAGATTAGACTTCCTTGAGGGTGTTAATCTTATTTTAGGTATAAACAAAACAACAGGTAGGTCTAATGGTAGTGGTAAATCAAGCCTCATCGAGACAATACCATTTTCATGGTTCGGTAAACTAAGCCGCCCAGTGACCAAAGACAAAATACCTAATTGGGTCAATAGAAAAAATTGTGAAGTGAGTAATGAGTTCAAAAAAGGAAACAACACCTATAAGGTAATACGAGGAATCAAGCCAGACAAGTTTGAGATATATGAAAACGGTAATCTAATACCCATTCCATCCAATATAAAATCATATCAAGAGATGTTTGAGAATGAAATAATTCACATGGATTATAATACATTCATGTATTTGTTCTATACCAATCTCAACATGAATGTGCCTCTGCTAAAAATGTCTACGCCGCAGAAACGTGCTTTTCTGGAAAGAATGTTTCTATTGGATACCTATACAGACCTCAACACAACATGTAATGAAAGAATAAAAGCCTTAGATGAAAAGATTTTTCAACATAAAGTGAAAATAGAGAATCATACGAATACCATAAAAGACCTTACACGAACAAACATAACACTTGGACAAAAAATAGTGGACATCAAACCATTTGAAGATGATTTGAAAAAAGCCAAAGATGACTATGAGGATTTCAAGAAAAACACTCCTTATGTAGATGACCCTAATATAAAGGATGATATAATACAAAACATTGAAACATTGAATGAGGAAGTTAAATCCGTACAGGATAATGTCAATACTATTTCAACGAATATTTCTGTATTGAAAGCCGATATTATATCTAATGAAAAATCTATAGAAGATATAAAGAAACAGAAGGCTGCACATGAAGAATCTCTTGTTAGTGTAAAAGAGAAATTGAGTGAATTGGAAGATAAAGATTTAATAAAAAACATCAATACATGTGAAAATGCTATAAACATATTGAATGATGATATAGAAACAGATAAAAATGAAAGATTGAAAATATCAGAAGATATATCAACATACAAGGAAAGAAAAAGGAATTTAGAAGAAAAGCAGAATTTGCTAAAAGATGGTATATGTCCTACATGTGGGTCAAACACATCCGGCAAAATTGCAACTACCTTAAACAAGGACTTAGACGATATAACCAATATACTAAACAAAGAAAGTGATAGGTTACATAGTCTTGAACTTAGTATCAAGGACAAGATGGATTCATTATTAAAACATAAAGAAAATCTTGTTACCTATAATGATAAAAGAAGTAAGTTGGATAAACTGAATACTGAATATAAGACACTATTAGAAGTTAAGCTACCTTCTTTCGTACCTCATGTTAATGCTATAAAGGATGATAAAGAGAAAATTGCAAACTATACAGAGCAGTATAATGAACTTACTGCATTTTTAGATAAAAAGAAAGATGAACTGGAAACACAAAAACGATTTGTAGAATCAATTATAGAAAACAAGAAAGAGAATAAAGAAAAACTTGACCATATCAAGTCACTAGAAGAACAACTGGAATTAAGAAAATCTAATAGAGATGAGATTAGAAATCTTATAAAAGAAAATGGTGCTAAGATAGAGAGCTCTCAAGTGGAATCAAAAACACTTACCAGTGCTATAAACAAACTGAATGAACTTATAGATTATCTCAATTATCTGAAAGTCTTATGTAAGGATGAGAATGTAAAACAGTACGCCATAGGGTCTTATATGTCCTATCTGGTACAACAAGTAAATTTCTATTTATCATCTGCTGGAAGTACACATTATATGAAATTTACCAAATGGCTAGATGAGGAAATACATGGGCCGGGTGTGTTCGGTGCTACATATGGTAATTTATCCGGTGGGGAATCAAGAAGTATTGACCTTGCTATTCAATTCGCTTTTCTGGATGTTGCCCGATTGAAAACTGGTATATTTCCCGATGTTCTATTGTTAGATGAGATACTGGATAGTAGTATTGATAGTGGTGGATTATCCAATATACTAAAAATCATAAAATCAAAACAAACCGAAGATAAAAGTAAGATATTCATTATTACACACAGAGCTGAAATCAGTGACATGGAGGCTGATAATGTATATAATGTGACAAAGAAAGACGGATTTTCTACATTGGAGAAAGAATAGATATAAATATTCCAGAGGATAAAAAATGAGATTAAATGAGTATACAGAATTACGTAGAGGAACGACTATACCGAAAGAAATGGCATTGAAATTTCTTTCTACGAAACATAAAGATTCATATGATTCAAAATTATACATATTTCGTGGGGCCTATGGGTATGGTGAATACGCTTATATAGACCCTTCTAAATCGAAAGAGCCAAGAATATCAAGAAATACTTATAACTATTACACACTTATGATGGATAATTTTCAATCATGGAGAAAGTATCCGAAACGAAGTAAGTCTATCATATGTACAACTGATTATAGATATGCTGATGGCATGGGAGATGTTTATTATGTATTTCCAGAAAATGGTGCAAAGATAGGTGTATGCCCAGACGAGGATATATGGAATGTAATTGTAAAATACGGTAATTTTGAGAGTACCTATTCTGATATGGTGGATTTGATACGGAATATATTATGGTACATACCAGAAATACATTATGATATACGTTTATATACAGACTTGGTTAAGGCATTCAAAAGTATTGATGCTAATAAAGAAAGAATAAATGATGATTCAAGATTTAAATTGTTCAAAAAGATGTGGGAAGAATATTACAATAGTAATTTAACATTTCTTGAATTTATGCAAGAAATAATAAAACCTTCAAATGGTAATTTTTCACTTAGAACAGCAGGTGATAGTATACCAAATAAAAGAGAGGTATGGATATCTGAACCATGTGTTTTAGTTAAATATGATTCTATGGATAAAAATGTTGATATTATGTCAAGGGTAAAAAAATGAGTAAAATTTTAAGAAAACTATTAAAAGAAAACATAACAACAGACCCTAATAAGATAGTGGAAATATTAGAGAAAGACTGTTCTGATATACTGTCTATATATGATAATACAAAAAATGTCTTATATAGAAGTAGTAAGCAAAAGTTTTTATTTTCTAAAAGAAACCCTCGCCAAGATAGACGACCACGAGATACTAATAAAAAATTACATGATATATTGGACAAATTGTTTTATAATGCTTTCGGCTGGCACGCCAGAAAAGAATGTGTATTTACATCTCCTAGTATATTGTATGCACAAGATTTTGGTGACCACATATATGCTATTTTTCCCAAAAATGGATTTAAGTGTATATGTGAACCGAGAAATGATTTGAATGTATGGTCTGTACGAAATGAATACTGGTATTATGGTGGTGAACCAAATGAAGAAACAATACAAAACGCAATAAAAGCGTTTGAAAAATCAATATCACAATATGAATCAGGAGAATTTGCTTTAAGATGGGCACTTACCAATAACCATGACTCAGAAGTTATGATAAAGTGTGATTATTATTACGCTTTAAATATATCAATTATACATCAAACGAAAAGATTTGATTATCTATAAACAACTATTAGAAAGGACATATAACAATGATACAAATGAGTGAATATGTAAATTCAAAAAGAGGAAGAACTATTACAGAAGAAGAAGCAAAAAAATTGCTGAATAAGACACATAGTAATTCCTATAATTCAAAGATTGAAATATATCGTGGTGTTAGGGGATATAATAAGTACGTCTATATAGACCCTTCTAAGGCCGCACAGCCAAGAATATCTAAAAACACATTAAATTACTATACACTGATAATGGACAATTCTCTTGCATGGAGAAATTTTCCCAAACGGAGTATGTCGCTAATATGCACGTTAGATAAAGAGTATGCTGATACAATGGGTGGTGGTGTTTTATATAGAGTGTATCCTGAAAACAGTTCTACAATAGGGGTTGTTCCAGATTACGATATATGGATGGCACGAGGTCAAGTTGGTAAGTACTCATGGAATTATAAAGAAATTTCTATGTTAATTCGGAGCATTGCTATGTTGAATCCAAACGTATATAAAAATCCTAAAACGTATAGTGAGATGATACAAGAGTTTGAATTAATTGATAAAAATAAGAAAGAAAAAGATGATGAAATTAAATCATCAACATTAATAGAAGAAACA